ACAAGGATTCACACCAAAGGCCAAAGACCCCGAAACGGGCAAACACATAATGCGTATGAGCGTGTTAAAGGTTGCGGGTGACCTTGTCATTAACGGGGATATTAAACTGCATGAGATACTCTCTTATGCCCAAATTTTTGAGAATTTCGTGAATAATGGGGTTGATACTTTGCAGAACTCAAAGCCAACAACTTACGATGCCAATGACTTGCCCTTCTAAAATATAAAGATATGACAAACGATATTAGCAAATTGGCAAACATGATGATTGAAGTGGAGGGGGGCGAACGATGCCCCCTTGCATTCCACATTCACTTAAAAGAAATGGCGGAAGCCATTAAGGAGTTTCAAGACCAGGTCAAGCCATTGGCATTAACCGAGGCGGTAAAATGGCATGGCCAAGTGTATTGCGGTTATGAGATAACAAAGAAAGCGGGTGGGGGTCGTTACAATTATGACCATATACCCGAGATAATTGAATTGAAGAACCAGGTGAAGGAGTTGGAGAAACAAGCCCAATATGCGTATAAAACAACCAACCAAGGTTTGTTGATTAGTGCAGATGGGGAATTAATAACACCTGCCCAGTACATTCAGAACGAGGACACGATCCAAATAAAACTAAGCAAATGAGAGCATCAAGATACACAACACGACTAAGGTATCAAGCGTTATTAACAATGGTTTCCAAAGGTGAACGCATGACCAATCAATTAATCAAGGACAACGGGGCGCAGGGTTGCACATCGTTGATGTTAAAACAAATGGGTTACCTTGACATGTATGGCAAATGGATTAAGGATAAACCATACACCGATGCTTTGGTTGACCAATTGTTAATGGAGATATCCAAGCACAGAAGCAAGTACATTCCAAAGGAGGTTCAAACACCAAAGCCAGTTGACCTATTCACTAAGGTTGAAAATAACGAACTACGCGATTTTATCGACAAGTTAAAAGGCCAATACAAATTCAGCACGGAAACGATATTGGCATTGGACATAATTAAAAACCACTTCCGCAAATGAGAATGTTCATTTTATCCCTTGTCTGTATTGTATTGAGTGGGTTGGGTTACGGGTGGTTAATTGTGCATCACCCGTATGTGGCCCAGTGCATCGGCATGTCGATGGTGGGATTGGGTGGTGTCATTTGGATTGTTGTGATGTTTAACGCAATAAAAAGGGGGCAATAAAGCCCCCCATCCTATGATATGACAAATAACAAACGGATTTTGCAAATATACGGATAATTTATTTTATATTTGTGGCGTTAACGGGATTGTTGCGGATTCCTTATGTTAAACGATTTTTACCCTATTAGAATAGTCGCACCGCAACTGCACTATTTTGATGGGGTTTTTTATTTTATGAAAAACACATACACAACCAAAACCAGAGTAGACAAAAACCATTGCGTAATTGAAGTGTACATCAACCATGAGTGGTGGCACACTTACGACTTTCATTTAGACCAATTGTATTTTATTAGCGGTAGGAATATCTTTTCCGACCTGGGGGATAAAGTTTGGGGAACGCCATCAAACCTTCATGAAATTTACAATGAGGTTATCAAACATTTATTATCAAAATGACATGGCCATTTTTAGGAAAATCCACACATCGTTTTGGAGTGATCCATTTATTCAAGACCTTGACAATGACCATCGTTTATTCTATTTGTATTTGTTGACTAACGAACGAACTAAGCAATGTGGTATTTACGAAATCAGTAAAAAACAAATGGCGTTTGAACTTGGATACAGTATTGATAGAGTATCCAAACTCCTTGCATACTTTATAAAGGTGGGCAAAATTCTATATTCAGAAACCACAAAAGAGGTTGCATTAAAGAATTGGCTAAAATATAACGGGTCGACATCACCAAAAGTTGTAAGTTGCATAAAATCAGAACTTTGCGTTGTTAAGGATAGAGTATTGATAGAGTATGTAAACGGTATGTATACTGCATCACAAGAAGAACAAGAAGAAGAACAAGAAGAAGAACAAGATAAAAACGATTTGTACCCGTTTGAACAATTTTGGGAAATGTACTTAAAGAAGGGTTCCAGAGTCAAAGCAGAATCATCCTTTGAAAAATTAAAGGATTCTGAAAAACAATTGTTATTTACATTTATTCCAAAGTTTATTCAAAATCATAAGGATGCGGGGAAAATGGAATATCTTCCGCACTTTTCGACATTCATTAACCAACTTCGATGGAAGGATGAATTGCCGTATCAGATAATTAAACCAATTGAAATTTCAACAAACAAACTCCCACTTGCAACCCTATGAACAACCAACAAATTGTATTAGCCAACATTTTATTCTATGATACCGCCCGTCACTTTTTACCACGGGTAAACAAAAATTGGTTCACAGACCCATTCGCCAAAAAGTTGGTGGAGGTCATGACTGAAATGTATTTAGACAATGAACCCATTGATATTTTAACCCTTGCCAAACACTTTGAGCGGACTGAAATTGTACAGATTGTTAAACTACAACAAGAAGCAAGTGGGGTTGCGGACATCAAACCGCATTTGCAACAATTAGAATATGCATACCTGCGGGATGAGTTGGTTAAAAAAATAACCACAATCGACATAAATAAGGATTTGAAAACTTTGGTGGCTGATATTCAAGAAGCATTAAACAACACCAATTGTTCAACGCACCAAGACCCCGAAAGCATCATTAAGGTTACAAACAAAGTTGTGGATCAAATCATCGCCAACTCCGAAAAAGGTGGTAAGTTGATTGGGAAAGAAACGGGGTGGAAGTTTTTAGACAAATATCTTGGCGGGTATAATGAAGGGGATTTGATTGTAATGGCGGGTAGACCAGGGATGGGAAAGACGGCAATTGCATTAACCCTAACAAAAGAGTTTGCACAACTTGGAGGCAAGGCATTGTTTATCAGTTTGGAAATGAGTAGTGAACAATTGGCCAAGCGGTATATGTCATTGATTGGTGACATCGCAAATTGGAAAATGAGGAATGGGGTATTAACACCAATGGAAATCGAAAAAATAATTCATGTTGCCAATAATCAAAACATTGAATTTTTTATTGATGATGATAGGGAAGGAAAGTTGGAACAAATTAAAGCCAAAGCCAGGTTGCACAAATCCCGTAAAGGTTTGGATTTATTGGTTGTTGATTATTTGCAATTAATGACGGGATCAAAACAAAGCCGAGAACAAGAAGTTGCCGAAATATCCCGTGGACTTAAATTATTGGCCAAAGAATTAAAATGCACAGTTATGGTATTAGCCCAGTTATCACGGAAGCCAGAAGACAGAGCAGACAAACGCCCGATGTTATCAGACCTACGCGAATCGGGGGCCATTGAGCAAGATGCGGACATTGTTATGTTCCCATTCAGACCCGCTTATTATTTGGATATAAAACCCGCCATTGAGGATGCCGAATTACTTATCGCAAAAAATAGGAACGGGGAATGTGCTACGATTCCAACAACATACGAAGGAATGTACACGATGTACAAAGAACGAATTGAGCAAAAAATTTCATCACCTTTTGAATTTTGAAATTAAAATAGTATAATTGTATCGACAAATGAAAATGGATATCAAACAAACGGTGATTGACTTGCTAAGGCAATACACCGACTTCAAAGACAACGACCAACAATTGGTTGCATGGTATTGGAAATTGGAAATGGAAGCGATGGGCTACCCATCATCCAACACCACCGCGATGAACTTCTTAAAATTAATGGCCAATGGGCGGTTAACATCCTCCGACACCATTACACGGGTTCGTAGATTGGTGCAAGAAGAAACACCCGAATTGCGTGGTAAAAAGTACGATGAACGCCAGGCCAAACAATCACAAGTTAAAAAGGATTTAGGATATTGATATGACAAACAATAAACAACAAACGGCAGTGGAGTGGTTCTTAATTGAATGCGGAAAATATGGTGATACTGCACAAATTCCAGATGAAGTAATTGACCAAGCCAAAGAAATGGAGAAGGAAAGAATTGAAACTGCATACAACAAAGGAACAGTTCATGGAATTGATTATCCTGAAAGTACATTACCAATAACTGGTGAACAATACTACAACGAAACCTACGGAGGTAACAATGAGTAAGGGAAGCGTTCAATGGTTTCTTGACCAATTGATTGAACACCGAATTATCATTGTTGATAAAACAACATACCAAGTGAAATACAAACACGAAATACTTTTAGAACAAGCCAAAGAAATGGAAGCGATTGGAAAGGAAATGAGTTATGACGATGGTTATGCGGAGGGTTATAAACGGGCATTGGATTACATGACCATGTCAATTAAAAACGCAATTGAAACAAAATAATGTTAAACGAAGAAATTACACCCATAGACCAGTTGATTGAATGGTTGCAGATAAACCACAATCTTGAAATACCCACGGATTTATTCCACGAATTAAAACGGGATGAAAAAATCCACGCCCAATGGTGGTATAACAAAGGATTCACAAAAGCCAAATCAATCTATTTAGACGGGGAATGAAGCATTTGGAAAGCCGTATGCAAGTGCAATGTGTAAAGTGGTTTCGACTACAATACCGCCAAATGGGGGATTTATTAATCCATGTTCCCAATGGTGGATCACGCGATTTGTTTACGGCCCAAAGGTTAAAAGCGGAGGGGGTTATCCCAGGTGTTTCGGATTTGGTTCTATTTATGCCCAATCTAACCCACCACGGGTTATTCATTGAGTTAAAAATCAAACCGAATAAGCAATCCGAACATCAAAAGAAGTGGCAATTGATGGTCGAGGCCATGAATTACAAATATGCGTTGGTATATTCGTTTGAAGATTTTATGCTGCAAATAGAAAGTTACTTTGATAACGCTTAACGATATCGCCAAACGCCACATTGAATGGATTAAAATAGCCAAATACTTG